CACCTTTGGCTGGGTTCTTCAGGACGAACTTCCACGGGAGGCTCACCAGCTCGTCAACGCGCGCGCTCAGTTCGTTGGCGATGATTCCCGAGCCACGCACAATGCCACGCAGCATCTCGCCCAAGACGATGTGCCGGTTGACGATCTCAAGGTTGTAGCCGGTGGGATAGTCCCACTCGCGGGCGTCCACAATAGACGGAGGGCCGAATGGCGCTACTGGCTGGTAGGGGCTGAAGCGGTTGCGCTCTTCGTCTACGTCGGGGATGAAGTCGGAGGGAAGGAGGCGGTCATCGGGGCCAGGGCGGTCGTTTTCAGGGTCCCGATTTGGAAGAGTAGGCCGAACGCCGCCGCGATTCCTTGCGTTCAAGAGTCCATACCGCGGATTCAGGAGCGTCATCGAGCCGCCTGTAGCGTCCGGCATCTTCTGCACTGTATCGTCGTTGATCTCGGTCGGTTCATCCCACAAGGCCATGGTGTGTGCTCCTGTGGTCTAGTGTATCAACCGATAGGGATTCCAGTTCTTTTGTGCATTTCTGGGAGGTGGCCGTTAATGCATCCGCACCCTTGGCATACCGATTCCCATAGTTTACTTCTCCGGCTTATGAATACCGTGGGGTTTGGCGGAAGAATTGGCGATTCCATGTGCTCCCGGAAATACCCAGTAAGTCTAGCCCGATCATCCATGTACGGTATCAAAAATGGACGCTCATCTTTTCCATAGAAATCTGAATATTTCATCGCTCCTCACTTTCCTTGGCACATCAGGCACTTGCAGCCCGGTGCGTGGGCTGGACGGGAATCACGGTTGTCGGCAAGACTGAGGTTCTTTGGAGTCCTGCCAAGGGCGCGCTTGGCCTTGACTTGAGGCTTATGTGCGGGGAGCACCTGAGCGCCCCTGGACTTTCGCGTGTCAAGCGCTTCCTGAAAACCCGCTGTCTCAACAGGACACAGCGCCGCCCATAGCCCATTGACAATCACCGCCGTCTGGCTCATTGACTTCTCGACTGCCATCTTCTCGATCAACGCCGCCAGTTCGTCCGGTATGCGGATGTTGATATGTACGCTCATTTGGCCTCCCGTTCGTCTTTCGGTCTGTCCATCTCCTTGAGCAGCGACTTTGTGGACACATGTTCGCACCACTCCTTGAATACAACAATGGTGCATGTCAGCCACAAGCCAATGACCATCCCAAGCATCAAACTGATGAAATCGATCTTCATTTGTGTTTCCTCATTTCAGCCGCCAGCAGGTTCACGTGCTCGCGCCGGTAGTCAATCGTTCCGTCGTCCTGCCAAAGCGTTCCAGCGATAGCCTTGGCCAGTTCGTGCGCCTGGGGCGAGTGGTCCCGCAGTTTGTCCAGCGTGCGCTCAATCATGCGGTGGAGTTTCACGGTGTCGGTTCCTCCTGTAGTACAAAACGACTGTACTACAGTAAAACACGGGGTTTCAATATAAATCTGTACTACACCTTCAGGACGCCCATGACGGCCTTGCACAGTCAGGGTGCATCCGGCGTATGCCCTCCTCAACCACGGTATCGCCGAGAGGTTTGCCGCAATGGTCACAGAGGTCTTGGGGTGCAAGGGCAGCCATAGCGCGGTTGTAGGCGGTCAGAGCTGGTGCTTTGACGGGAGTGGTGACCGTAGGAGCAGGTCTAAAGCCGGCAGTCTTGGGGTTTAAGTCCTGATCTCCACCTGTTTGCACCGCCAGCGCACCTTGGTAATACTCGAGTAGCCCTGCTCCGTTCTTCGCCACTTTGGCAAACGCCAGCATGATCGCCTCGGCCCGATCTGGCGATTTTACCCCTCTTTTTCTCATCGCTTCCTTGGACTCAATCTCTGTTTGCCCGCGGCTGTTCGGCTTCCACCGGATGCTGGCAAGTTGTGAAATAGACGTTTCGTCGTCGAGTCCTGATAGGTCTCCGGACTTCGCGCGCATCCGCAAGCCCCAGTACAGTTCAGCCTTGAGATTCACAAACTGCTCTTTGTCCGCCGGCGACTCGCCCACATTGACCGCGTTCGACGGGAAGCCAAGGTCTTGTAGGTGCTTGTGGAGGTAGTAGCCGATGCCAGCAGAGTCAACGTTGAGAGTCCCGATTGTGTCTCCATACTTCCGGAGTGCGCTCACCAGCTCGCCGCGGGGATCTGGATTGCCCCAGCCTATGATTTCGAGAATCTGGAATCCGCATCGGGCCACCATGACCGTCTCATCCTCGCCAGGACCCGCTACGTCAATTCCGATGTCCACCTTGCCCTCATACGTCCGTGTGTCCCGTTGCGCGCGCTCCAGCCACGCCAAAGACAGCAGGGCATCAGGACTCTGAGAGGGGAAGTCTCCCATCACGCGTGAATCCCAGCGGAAGTCTCCCGGCCCCCACTCCTCAAACCGTTCCTTGACCCACCTCCTGGTGGTCAGCCATGGCATCACGTTCTGGTCGAGCTCTTCTTCGGTCAGGTCCATCAAGTCGCGACCGTCGGGGTCACCGAGCGTTACGGTGATCGGAGCGCCTTCTGAGTCCTGAGCCTCATAGGAAAGCTTGATGCCTTTGAAGTTGGGAGTATCGAATGCGCTGATCGTGAACGGCTGGATGCTGGCGCGCTTGCTGTGGAACTCGTCGTAGAAGGCGCCAGAAGATATGGTAGGGTTGCCCAGCTTCAGGATGCGCACATCGCCGCCAGCCCGAATACCCTCAATCGCTTCGATGATCTTCGGGTCAACGCCGGGGGCCTCGTCAATGATGATGAGCACATGGTCGGCATGGAAGCCTTGGAACTTGACGCCCTCATCCTGCTGCTGGACGGTCGTCGTGAAGCCGAGCGCGTACCGCATTGGGTACTTGGTCTTATCAAACTCCAGCTTTGTGAGGTTTGCAGATGGGAAGGGATACTTGCTCTTGACGAGGGCCTTGTGGATTTCGCCCCACATCAGGACCTCGACCTGCTTTTTCGTCGGCGCCGTGGTCACCACGATAGCGTTCTCGTACCGCGCCAGCCACCAGAGGGCCAATTGCGCGGCCTCGAAAGTCTTTCCGGATGAGTGGCAGGCTTTTACGTTGACCTTCGCCTGGGGCTTTGTGAGCGCCATGGCGATTTCTTTCTGGACGCTCCACAGGTCAGAGCCGAGCCAGTGTAGTACAAACTTGACTGGGTTCACGAGTGTACTACGGATTTTGGCCTTCTGTACTACAGTGAGCGGCTTCATTCTCCCTTGAGGATACTATCGAGCACGCTCACCTGGACGGGATTGTCTTTGTCTCCGGCCAGCGTGGTGCGGTCGCCGTACTTCGCCTTATTCGTGCCTTTCAGCAGGAAGATCAGAAGTGTGTCGCTGTACTCTTGGACATAGCCGACTCGCTTCCCGCCCTGGTAGACAGGCTTCTTCACGCCTTCATAGGCCCGCCGCTTCGCCTCATCCTCCAGCACAGCCTCGCCCTCGACTTGGGCTTCATCCCACGCCTGCCGAAACTCCTCATCTTGGCGACGCCACTCATAAGCGCATGTCTTCGGTAGACGGCTCAACTTGCACGATTTACTGATGTTCCCTGTAGCTTTCAAAGCCTCAAGGAACTTCGCGCGCGTTTTAGGGGAACGTTTTGAGCGAGGTGGAGGGCCTTTTACTAGGTTTGCCATGAGTTTATTAAACCTTACTTTCCGCGCTCAGAGTCCATGTTTGGCTTGGCTTCGAGCGCAGCACGGACAAAGCAGTCTTTTGCTTCGAGCAGTTTACGAAGTCCTGCTGACTTTTCTGGGCCGTCAAGCAAGGTCACATCGAACGCAACGGCCATCTCTCCGATTGGCTTGCTCACGCCTTGGAGCTTTTCAGGAAGATGCGAATATGCAAAATACTTCAGGATTGGTGCTAACATTTGATTGCCTCCGGCGGCTACGCCGCCCGCTTCGCCGGCAGGATCAGGACACGCGAGGAGAACGTGGTTATACGCTCCCCTTCACACACTGCCAAGTTCACCACGAAATGTACTCGGGGCTTGGGGAGTGTCTTTTGAGTCCTGTCGGCCATTGGATTTACCACCATGACGGGATTATAAAACATCTTGAG